GATTGGAAAGCAAAGCATTCGTGGAAAAATGTTTACCAGTTGGTATAAAAGTTAGTCTTATAAGTAGAAAATATAATGGAGAAAAAGGTAAGTATGGTAGAATTATTGGTGATTTTAAAGTCTATGATTCTATGTATGACTGTGAATCAACATTATGTAAATTACTCGTGCGCGAAGGATTGGCAGAAGAATACACGCCATAATGCTAATTATATCACATCGTGGGAATCTTGAAGGACCAGATTCAGCAATTGAAAATCATCCTAATCAAATCGATTTATGTATTTCGAAATACTCAATGCAAGTTGAGATTGATTTACGTATTATAAATGATAATTACTGGTTAGGTCACGATGAACCAATTCATAAAATTGATTTAGATTGGTTAAAACTGAGATCTAATTTTTTATGGATTCACTGTAAAGATATAGAAACACTTTGTACTTTACGTAATGATCCAGATCCTCAAAAATTGCATTATTTTTGGCATCAAGAAGATGACTATACATTGACGTCGAAAGGTTATATTTGGGCATACCCAGGCAAAGAAATGCCTATACCAACATATAGCATAGCAGTTATGCCAGAAATACATTGCAATGATTACTCTAATTATTATGGTATATGTACAGATTATCCGGAGCAGTTTAAAGTATGAAAATGAATGTAGTGATTCCTATGGCTGGAGCCGGATCACGTTTTGCAAAAAATGGTTATAATACACCAAAGCCTTTTATCGAAGTAGACTACAAACCAATGATTCAACTTGTCGTTGAAAGCATTGCGGTAGATGCTAACTATATTTTTATTGTTCGTCATGAACATTTCGATGAGTTTAAATTAGATGAGATGCTTAATCAGTGTTGTAATAATCCGCAATTTGTTTTTGTAGATGAGTTAACAGAAGGAGCAGCCTGTACTGCTTTACTTGCAAGAGAATATATTGATAATGATTTACCAGTTTTATTTGCAAACTGTGATCAATATATAGAATGGAATTATCATACATTTTTTCATGAGATAGGTCCTGCTGATGGTGGTATAGTCACCTTTAAGAGTGAGAATCCCGGCGCTTCTTATGCTAAAGTAAATTCATCTGGTATAGTGACAGAAGTTGCAGAAAAAGTTTTAATCAGTGATGATGCTACAGCCGGTCTATATTATTGGAGACGTGGTTCAGATTTTATTCGATACGCTGAGCAAATGATAGATAAAGATATACGTACAAATAATGAATTTTATTTGTGTCCGGTGTACAATGAAGCAATAGCAGATGGTAAGACAATTAAGATATATGATATATCCGGTCACATATGGTTAATAGGTACTCCAGAAGAATTGGACTACTTTAAATTTATAAAGGGTTTTGAATGAAAGTAATAGTATGTTTTTCCGGTGCATTACCTATGCGCGATGCTGATGATGAACAAAAAATTAATCGTAATATACAAAAAATAAAAAGTATTTTACCTAAAGCTGATTTTGTTTTTACAACATGGGAAGATCAACCCGATGCTGTCTTCATTAACAAAAGATATAAAGTACCAGTAATGTCTTGGTGCCCGGGAAAAGCACAAATTAAACATGATATTAAAATGTTTCGTGGATTACGTGATGAAGATCCAGATATTATAAAAGAATTTAATAATTGGCAAGAAAAAAATCTTAATACCGCAGAAGAATTAAAAACACAAATTGTCCATAATATTGGTAAACGACAATGGTATAAGCAACAACAAAAACAACACATTATTCATGCGCTTACAGTCAGAGATTTCGTAGATCCTAAACAACATGATATTGTTATACGTATGAGATATGATTCTATTATAAGAGACAATATAGAAAATTGGATAGAACGACTTTGTATGTTATGCCATGAAACACGTCGGCCCATTGGACTACATCGATATCCTCGACAAAAACAACAAATATATTCAAGTCAACCTATAATGGAATTTGCAACTCCAACTAAAAATATTGATTCAACTCTACTGCGCGATTTTATATTGATTCATAGAGCAGATATGTGTGATCCTAATATTCTTGAGCATTTATACGAATCAAAAACAATGAGTTTCTCTGAGCCAGCGTGGTATCAATGGTTGTGTAAACCATATGGTGTAAGAGGATTTATTGTAAATCTTGGTGTTACTACGAATAAAATCGATGAATTCGAACAAATTGAAAGAGCAAAACCTCACGGAGAAAAGAAACATCTAACGATGTTAATATCGACAAGTTATCCTGGCTTATCATGATAGCATGTACATTTTCTTGATTATGGTTTAGAATAGAAGAAATTGGTCAACTAAGGGTATACAATGAGCGTACTTGCTAAACTGAAGAAAAATTCAACGATTAAAGATACTGCAATCCTTTCTGAATCAAAGTTCTTTACAGAAAAAGACATGATTCCAACGGCCATTCCGGTCATTAATATTGCATTGAGTGGTCGATTGGATGGCGGTCTTACACCCGGCCTTACGATGTGGGCTGGTCCTTCCAAACACTTCAAGACAGCGTTTAGTCTATTGATGGCGAAAGCATATATGGACAAATATAAAGATGCTGCCTTGCTCTTCTATGACTCTGAGTTTGGTACACCACAATCATATTTTGAGACATTTGGTATTGATCAAGATCGTGTACTTCATACACCAATTACTGATGTTGAACAACTTAAGTTCGATATTATGAAGCAGCTCAATGACATTGATCGTGGTGATAAAGTAATTATTGTTGTAGATTCGATTGGTAACTTGGCTTCGAAGAAAGAGGTTGAGGATGCACTCAATGAGAAAGCAGTCGCTGATATGTCTCGCGCTAAACAGATTAAGTCACTGTTCCGTATGGTTACACCTCATCTTACTCTCAAAGATATTCCAATGGTTGTGGTCAATCATACCTATAAAGAAATGAGTCTCTTTCCGAAAGATATCGTTGGTGGTGGTACAGGTTCTTATTATTCCGCTGACAACATATATATTATTGGCCGACAACAAGAGAAACAAGGCAAAGAAGTCGTTGGCTATAATTTTATAATCAACGTGGAGAAATCAAGACATGTTCGCGAGAAAGCTAAAATACCTGTTTCCGTCTCTCATACTGGTGGGATTTCTCGTTGGAGCGGGTTGCTTGACATTGCTATGGTTGGTGGTTTCGTAGTTAAACCATCTAATGGTTGGTATGCAAAAGTTGATATGGAAACCGGTGAAGTCGGTGATAAGACACGATTAAAAGATACTGACACTGCTGATTTTTGGATTCCAATTCTTAAGACACAACAATTTCAAGAGTATGTAAGAAATACATATTCAGTGGCATATGAATCTATCATTAATGATGACGAATTAGAAGAGTTTATGAGTTAATGCATTTTGAAGTAATAGATGATTTTTTACCTGAAGCGGTGCATCAGCATCTCAAACATATAATATATGGTCCTGAAACAGAATGGCAATGTAATGGTGCGTCAGGATGGGCATTCGATGCAGAAAATGATATGACAGTATTTTATCATTATGCAGTTGCTGATGGTCAATTAAAAAGCGACCATGATAAAAGAATTATTGATTGCTTTCAACCGTTGCTAGAACGATTCGGCTTTCCAATTGTAGCAAGAGCCGTATGGTCTCAACGGCGAGTTAAAAGAATAAAAAGTGGCTATCACATGGATAAAGCTGAACCTCATTTGGTAGCGCTTTATTATATGAATGAGAATAATTCGTATACTGAATTTAAAGACGGTGTAAGAGTATATGCAAAAGAAAATAGAGTTGTAATTTTCGATGGCCATATTTCACACCGCGCAACAGCTAATACTGATGATAAAGAAAGATTAATCTTTAATTTTAATTTCCCCCATGCATGATAAAGAAAGTTTTCTAGAACATAGAAAACAACAAGAAAGTGATCATTTTTTAAGAGTGGATACCGCCGATCCACTCTCCTCTATTCTTACAGTTGAAATAAACACAACGGAATTATGTAATCGTACCTGTGTATTTTGCCCGCGGCATGATCCTAATGTGTATCCTAATCGCAATTTAAATATGACGCAGATGGGCGCATTATATATTGCTGAACAGCTGGCTGAAATCAATTACAGTGGTAAAATATCTTTTTCAGGATATAGTGAAAATCTCTTAAATCCACAATTCGCTGAAATTGTAAGAGCGTTTAGAATATGTTTGCCTCGTGCTACGCTCGAATGTAATACGAATGGTGATAGGATCACAAAACAGAGTTTTAATAGGCTTATTGATGCAGGTCTAGATCTTTTGTATATAAATTTATATGATGGACCTGAACAATATGATGTGTTTGAAGAAGAATTGGCTGGATGTGATATAAGCTATTATAGATATAGAATGCATTGGTCTGAAGCTGATCATGGTCTATTTCTTAACAATCGTGGTGGTAATATATCATGGATAGGAGATGATGAAGATAGTGTCGAAGCTTTAAAAGGCACACCATGTTATTATCCGTTTTATAAAATGTTTGTTGATTGGAATGGTGACGTATTATTTTGCTCTAATGATTGGGGCAAAGAAATAGTTGTTGGTAATTTAATACAACAATCAGTAAAAGAAGTATGGTTGTCAAAAGAAATGATGAAAATCCGTAAGCGTCTTGCAAACGGTAACAGAAATCAATCACCTTGCGATAAGTGTAATGTAAAAGGTACACACTTTGGCCAAAGATCATTTGAGATATTACAAGCATATGAAGATAGCAATAACAGGCAGCACGAAACTAGCATCATACCTGCCATTAGCTACTAAACTTCGAATAGAAGACGATATTGATTTCGATCAATATGATGTTTTTATAAATCATGCACATAAAGATTTTGAACAAGTACGATTACTCGAAAATGCATTTAATGCATGGAAAGACGATGCATCAAAGCTGATCATCAATATATCCTCAAGAGCGAGTCAACCAAATTGTTCAAAAGGTTATGTCTATGCGGCGCAAAAAGCCGCCCTCGATCACCTTGCAGATAACTTAACATATAACTCAGATAAGAAGTGTAGAATTACAACACTTAATTTAGGTCTGCTTGAAAGTGATCTACCATCATGTACATATCAGGAAGTGAGTGAACTACTCGAATATATAATATCGATGCCACCACATCTGGAAATTCCTCGAATGTACTTTCAACACGCTATATGTTACAATGAAGTCCAACGACAAAAAGCAAAGAGGATTAAATGACAGATTTATCAATTGAAGCTGTTGTCTTCACTAATCTACTTAAAAATGATGTGTTCGTACGTGCAGCCTTGCCTTATATCAAGAAAGAATATTTTACACAACCAGAACATCGTTTGTTATTTGAGATGATCGATAATTATTTCGAAAAATATAACAAATGCCCTCCGGCAGCCGCACTTAAGATTGAACTTGATAATTTATCTATAAATGATAATGTCTATAACGAGACGACAAAATATATTAGTTTTATTGCAAAAGAAGATATCAACACCGATTATGACTGGTTAATGGAAACCACAGAGAAATGGTGTCAAGATAAAGCAATTTATAATGCCATCATGGAATCAATTCAAATTATTGATGGCAAAACAGATAAGGATAAAGGTTCATTACCTGAACTCTTATCAGATGCTCTTGGTGTTTCTTTCGATACAAGTATTGGTCACGATTTTCTCGAAGATGCCGATTCACGATATGATTTTTATCATAAGAAAGTAGAACGCTTACCATTTGATATTGATTATATGAACAAGATCACACGTGGTGGTATCCCACGTAAAACTCTCAATGTTATTCTAGCCGGTACTGGTGTAGGTAAAACATTGATGATGTGTCACTTTGCAGCAGCTAATCTTATGGCTGGTAAGAATGTGTTGTATATTACATTGGAAATGGCTGAAGAACGAATATCAGAAAGGATTGATGCCAATCTTATGAGTGTTCCTCTCAACGATCTGGAAACATATCCAAAAGAAACATATGACACTAAAATACAACGCATTAGATCTAAGACAACGGGTAAGCTTATCGTCAAAGAATATCCTACAGCATCGGTCGGATCTGGACATTTTCGTCACCTTTTAAACGAACTAAAACTTAAAAAATCTTTCTTACCTGATATTATCTATATTGACTATCTCAATCTTTGTACATCGGCCCGCATACGTGGTGGCGCTAATGTAAATAGTTATACACTCGTTAAAGCAATTGCAGAAGAACTAAGAGGACTAGCCGTTGAATTCAACTTACCGATCTTTACAGCGACACAAACTAATCGTACAGGCTTTTCGTCATCGGACGTCGGCCTCGAAGATACATCAGAATCATTCGGATTGCCCGCCACGGCCGACTTTATGTTTGCCGCCATATCTTCAGAGGAGCTTGAGTCGCTCGGACAACTCCTCATCAAGCAACTCAAAAACCGTTACAATGATCCCGGTCTACATCGTCGATTCGTAGTAGGTATTGATCGATCGAGAATGAAATTATATGATACTGAACAAAATGCACAAGAAGGTATTATGAATGATGATACGCCTGTTATGGATAGTAGCGATTTTGGTGCAGGTCTAAAGCGTGAACGATTTGATCGATCAATTACAGATGGATGGAAGTAATGCAACATAAAATTACCTTTAAACATTGGAAAACCGGCGAAGTATTAACGGAAACTGGTACTATGCCGGCAAATCTTAATAACGATTTGAGTGACAGAATTATTTTGGAAACCAGTTCGGGCGTCTTTATAGATATAATTAAGAAAACCATTATCAAAATGGAAATTAATGGTAATGGCACACAAAGTAAAGTAACCGTTGGTTGTAGGACCTGTTAATGTATAATAAATTTGAATTGCATGATTATGCACATCTTCGACAATATAAAATAAAAAATATGTTTAAAGATCGCGAGGAGTTGCAACGACTCGACGAAGAACATTTGTTGTGGTTGGAAAATAATAAAGCTGCACCAGCGCGCGATTTTACAGTTGGTAATGGTATTCAAGTACACAAGCCACCAGTACTTAAACAACTTGCTCACAATTTATATGAGCAGATGAAAGCATATATTCATCCGGATTTAATTCTTACGTATTGGTTTAGTACTGTATATGGTGCCGAGGATTTTCTTCAACCACATTCTGATCGACCTTGTTGTAGTATTTCTCTTTCTTTCAATGTTGGTCAAGTCGGTCCTGATTGGCCGATTTATGTTTGGGATTGGAATGAGAAGAGCTTTTTAGAATTTAATACTGACCCGGGCGATGGTGTAATCTATAGCGGATTTAACAATCATCATAGAAATGTATATAAAGGCTTGCACTATCATCAGTTATTCGTACACACAGTGCTTCCAAATACGCCTGAGGCGACAGATCCGGATACTATCAGTACCATACAAGCCCCAACTTCTTTCGAACTAGAAGATCGTACAATTGTCAGAGTGGATACAAATACCGGTGAAAGATTGTAACTATTCGGCATGTACAAATAGCTTGTTTCTTGTTAGAATAGATATAGAAAATGAGGATATATTATGAAGTATTTTAAAATTGCTGTGATCGCT